AGTACGCCGTACGCCTGGGTTTCAATCATGTACGGGTGGATGCCGTTACGCCAGACGAGTTTGACGAAGGTGGAGTTGTAGCACAGTGACCAGTTGAGGGCTTGAGCAAACACTTGGTCGGCATTGGAGTTCAGCCAATAGTCGTGCAGACCTTTGGTGAGTGCCGGGATCATCTTATGGAATGATTTCGGTTGCGACGCACCAATGTTTATAGAGAAGCGGGTGGTATCGGCTGAGTACATGAAGCTACTCAGTTGGTCTATGTGTGGATAAATCTTGTTGTAGTGGGCGGGGGCCTCATCCATGCCAGACCCAAAGAGGTAGTAGGAGCGCAGGGTGGAGTACATAGCGGTGCGCTCGTTTTGGGAGACAAGACATTTCTCCATCATGTCGATGTAGAAGTCCTGCCTTGCAACTGGGTCTGTAGGGATTCTCATTGGCTTATCTTGAGGTTTTCGTGGTCAGCAACGTAGCTACCAATTTTCGGGCCTGAAAGATTCGTGCCAGATTGTTTGACAGCTTGCATCCCAGAAACGGCCTCTCCGTTGATTGATTTGAGGTTGTAACCGCTTAAATCGCCTGGAGAACCCCATCGCGGAGCAAAGGGGTTGTTAGGAGTGGCGTAGCGCGGTGGCTGTGCCTCACCTTCACGGGTAGATTTGATGTCACCCATCTTGAAATCCAGTGCAAGTTGGTTCAGTGTGCGGTCATTATGCTTCGTACCGTCACTTTTTACACCAACTGGCTTCAAAAAGACAAGATCTACGTCAGTACAACCTGCCGGACAGACGGCCTCGTTGGACTCAAAAAAGCCGTGTACGGGACACTTATAGTCGTGCAAAACCCCCATTTTTAATCTCCTTTGGTCAAAATATGGCGTTTAGAAAAGTCATATTTGTTCACAGGCTTGACTACGAGGCTTACTCCACCGTTACTAAGGTTGATTTGTAGCCCTCTACGCATGGTGGGGCCTTGTTCTTTGGGTGGATGGTAGCCAAGGGCTGTCTGATTAGCGATATTGCGGCGCAAACCGGCTTCTCCCATCTCCAGAGCCAGTAAAGCGCGGGAAATCTTGCGTTGGGAGGATGGAGTGATAGGAATAGAGCCTTCGTAGCACATTTTCTTCAAGTTTCGGTAGTCCACCCCTGCAAACTTAGCAAATTGCAGGATGGTGAAGCCTCTTTTGCGGTTTCTCCGCAGGTTATCCATCCTATGCAGGATGGCTTCAATGGTAAGTACGTCAATCATTGGAATCCTAGGGCTTTAAGGTAGTTCCCAACCTGTTTTTGCACCTGAATCTGTCCTGAGTGATCTCCATCTGGGTTTTCCACCTCTTTTTTGTCTCTAGTGAGCCTCATCTGCATGAGCCTGGGCTGCACTTGCTCTGCATAAGCGGCTGCGGCTAGGGCAGAGGCTATCACTCGATCATCTTTTGATCTACCTGCCGCCGCAATAGTGCCGTTATCCCGCACTATCCCCTTCATTTCGTCAATACATTCTTCAGAATAGACGTTCAACATCCCTCTCTCAAAGTAATCTTTGAGGTAGTTGAGCATTCTTTCCTTACTGGAGTGGGTTGTTACCCATCCGATGCTGTTAGAAATGCCAAAAGAGTCATTCCTGCGCCACATATAGTGGCTCATATGGCCTAAAACGTCGTGTAACTGCTTTGCTTGGCCTGGCGGCAGGGTGTTTGCCTGTCTTTTCAGGTTCCTGATCTCGTTGATGACAGCCTGACCAGGGCCATTGACCTCTAGGTTGAGAGTGGAATTGGTATAAGCGCCAGCCAAGTAGCAGATCAGCCAAGCAAATTGGTAGGTATTAAGTTCAGCAGAGGCAAATTCAGCCACCTGATCCATGCCATCTGCGTAGCAACGGAAGACTTGCAGGCAGAAACGGTCTGCCCAGTCAGAGGAACCATAGGCAGGATCAGCGCCTATGACGTAGTAGGCAGTGCTAACAGGCTCTTCCCATATCTTGAGGGTACACAGACGCTCTGTAGATTTGAGCAATTGGGTGTCTTGGAAGTTAGCACCCATAGAGAAGCGGTAGGGAATGAATGCCTGCTTCTTAGCCACCTTCATTGCATCGGTACATCTAGCGGTAGAGAAGAAGGAGGAGCCAGTCATTACGAAGGCATAGTCTTCAGTAGGCGGGAACTCTTGGTACATGAGTCCCTCATCCTTCAATCCTTCGTGGAGCTTCCATCTCCACCAGGCTATTTGTCTACTGTTGACCTCATAGCCGTAGGTACGCTTTACATCCTTAGTCCATTCCTTCTCTTCTGGGTTAAGTTTCCCATCCCAGTAGACTTTATAGACTTCGCTTTTAGGGTCGGCAGAGTAGAACTGGTTTCTCCACCAGCCTACAAAGATTGCCTTCTGTGTTCTCGCCCTCTTAGCCGTAGTCCACATATCGTGGAACATATTAAAGCCACGGGCAGTGGACTCAAACATATAGTAGCGAAGGGGGTTAGTCTCAGCCAGAGACGCTAGCAAGGACGCTAGACCCTCTTCATCGCCCCAGGAAGAGGTTTCTGTACCGTGGAGGAAGGTAATCCCCTTGCCTCGTCCGAGGCCACCCTTGGCCCTAATACCAGCCACCTGATAGAACAACCGGCTTCTGTTCTTCAAGACCATCTGGTTACGGTTATGGCTCATCAAGGGAATCTTGTATTCCTTGGGCAAGCCATCCATATACATGGCTAGGGTGCTTCTAAACTGTTCTCTATTCTCTTCTGTGTCTGTAGTGAGAGTCCCCTGCATACCGGGGTGGATGAAGTGCCAGTAGAGGTCTAAGGCTAGGCTAATAGTGGTAATGCCGAGCTGTCGCCCCTTGAGGACTACAAAGAAGTGCTTGTCTTCAGCGAGTCCTCTAGCCACCTCATCCATGACATAGGTTTGGGTACCGAGCAACTGCTGGCCCAGCACCCGCATCCCCTGCTCTTTAGTCTCTATCTTGAGATGCTTACAGAAGTGATAAAACTTAGTCCTATCAAACTGCATGAACCGTATACCCGTAGTGCTTCTCAAACAGGTTTAAGAGAACACTCTCACCATAAATCTCTTCAGTCTGCTTACGGGTCAGCTTCCAAAGCATCTCCCCGTTTGATAACAACTGCCGGAACCGAGAGTGATGCCCAAAGATCTTGGTGACATCCATACCACTATGCGGTGGCCCTATATGCTCAAAGGAGAAAAGCCTAGCCTCCTCATCCGTAGCAAACTTCACCCCCACCTTTTCCAAATCCCTTCTTAGCAAGCAACACAACTGTATGTCTTCATACATCAACCCTTCAGGTGCCTGCCTCCTCATCAACCCATACTTAGAAGGCGCTTCTAGGAACTTCTTACTCCTTAACGAGAAGCCACCATTCTGAACCACCAACGCCTCACTCACATTCGGCAAGTTCGTCCACTGGTAATTCTTATAAAACTGTCCATTAGGAAATAACGCCGCATGGGTGTACCCACCCACATAGTCAAACTCAAACCACTTATCCCGCCAGTTCTTCCCATCTAACGCCCAACCATCATGCTGCACTATCAAACAAAACTCAGTCTCTATGAAATTGTGTAACCCATACATCACAAATTCACTGTACCCGTTGTAATCCATCCCCCCACCCAACAACCTCTGCTCTACATCTACCTGTAGTTTTTCATTCGTAATCAATAACCCCCTCGACCCAGGCAACGCCTCCAGCGTCCTCTTAATCGACGGCACCGCCGTAGCACCCCTGCCATCCCCATACACCGCTACTACCGTTACTTCCTTAAAACGACCCCGCCTTCCCATACATAGCCCCTTTCCCTCAACTTCCTCAACACCACCTGCGCTACCCCATAACTCGGTGTATTCGGCTGCACCTCCCCAAACGACCTCACACTCGCCATACAGTACGCATCACCAATCCTGGTGCAAAACTGAAACACCTGCTCCCCCAACCACTCCACATCCTCACTCTTACTAACCTTCATACATTCCTAGACTAGCACACATAAGGTGGGGGTCGGACATTTGCACCAAAGGTTACAGGCTGTTTTAAGTCGCCGAGCCGACTAC